TTGCGCTTTAAGAATTCTTTGTATGACGCCTGCAGGTTTTCGCGCTCATCGTCATCAATCGGTGGTGGTTTATTGCCCCACGCTTTGCGCTGCCTGTGTTCGCATAGTCGCTGAAACTCGACCATTGTGGCATTCCACGCATCAGAGCTGGACAGGTGAAACTCATCAATCAGGACTGACACGAATTCATGCGGGTCAAATGGCCGCTGTTCTTGCTCTGCTAACGCCTTCTTTGCCGCCTTGCTAAGCTTTTCTTTCGGGTCGCCATAGACACCCCACTTGATGCAGTGGTGAGCCATGATCACCAGCTCACGCATGGACAACTTATTGAATTTGTATTTCCACTTTCCAGCCCGGTCAACGAGTTCACCAAACCATTCGTGCGGCATGTCAGAGCATGAGCGCAGCACGCTGGCACAACTGCACAACTGCCAAACTGTAGGCGTGACTTCGGACAGCAGAAGATTGTAAGCAGCACAAACAGCGCTTATTTCATCCTCCAAATCTTCAATGGTCGATAACGCACGAAAAGATGGGCGAACAAGATAAGTCTTGCCGCCCACCTCTGCTGCAGCTTCACCGATATGCGTTAAAATACGCATAAAGACCACCTTAAGGCGCTGGCACTGCTGTTACAACTGGATCACCCTGAGCCTGGCAGCTCATATCATAAGTGACTTCAGCGTTGTAGCTCGCCGACTTACGGAATGATGACAGTGTGACCGGGTAGTCTTTGGTTTCACCAGCACCGTTTGCGCGAGGCTCGAAAATTCGTAACCAGGCGTAAGGCTGGCCGTTCATCACTGCAGGTGGGTTTTCGATGTGATCTTCAACGTCACGCTGAAAATTGTTGTTAATCAAAAACAAGCCAGTGATTTCGATATTGTTGTTTTTGAAAGTCACCAGTGAAGTGCTGGTGTTGCCAGTGCCGCGAGCTGTGGTGTCTGCGTTATCCCACTCTGGGCCATACGTCAGATCACGAGTTGCAGCGACTTCGGTAAATGCCGAGTCAATCGGCGGGTTTGTGCTGTTAGTCAGCGCCAGCGAGATAAGAAAGCTCTTACCGACCGCTGCTTGGTTTTCAAATGCCATGGTGTAAATCCTCTTAGCTAAGGTTGTTTATCAGTCAGACGCCAGAGCGCCGGATCGTGATTCTGTGTGCGGTAAAATACCGGTTTTGTCCATCTTTGTACGGGCCAGCCGCCGAGGTCGGCATTTCAATATGCTGGACGTTTGCAAATACGGTTTCAGTGGTTAAGTATCGGTCAAGTTGTGCTGCCGTAGCAAGCAAAGATCCGCGCTGTGAGTTGGTGGCGTTCATGGGCGAGTGCAAATAAATGTCGGCCCCTGGTGCGCCAATGTCTCTATCCTGCCTGCCGCCCTGAATTCGAATAAGGCAAACTGGGATATTGTCTTTAAATGGATAAGCTGCATCGTCGCGCCAATCTGTGAATGCGTAGCCTGTGAATAAGCCGCTGGCCTGCAAGTGCTGTATTAATTCCTGCATCATAGCTCAAGATCTCCCAGCATGATTCGCGTGATGGTTGTCATTTCTTCTTCGGCTGCCGAATACAGGAATCTTGGCTTTGCTCTTGGGTTCCAAGCTGGCCCCGCTTTCTGATCTGGCGGTCTTGGGCTCCAGTCAGTTCGGTCGTGTAGTGGCGCGGCATAGTTGGCCGTATAGCCTACTTTTACCCTGTAGCTATTTGGCGTTGCCTCGATGAGCCTGTACTGGCTGTTCTGCAATAAACCATATTCGATTGGCGTGTATTCTTGGGCTTTATTGGCGACGACTACGCCTACAGCTGTTAGCGCTCTTTCGATGTTTAGCGGGATTTTATCTTTGATCACACGCTTGGCATTATTCTGAATAGCTGCCACTTGCTTTCGTATGCTGTTGATATTGGATTTTGTAGCCATAAGATAGCGCCAATGCTGATTTACTACATATTAGCACTGGCGCTGGTGGTGGGCAATGATGGGCTATTTGCTGTTAAGGTGAGCTTCTAACCAGTCTCTTAATTTAATCGCTTCATCAGTGTCAATATAAACCTCCGCCCTGTCGTCACCGTCAATCACATCCATCACAGCAACCGTTTTGTTTGACCTCCACTGCCTGATGAAAATTTTTGAGTGCTTGTCTATTGGTAGCTCCATATCTTCAATCACAATATCACCTCCTTAAACCCAATTCCGCAAACCATAGTTGCATTGAATCCATCAATTTTAAGCTCTGGCTGCGTCATTACAAAGTGCGAAGCCGGAACACCTGCGGCCATAGCGCACAAAATAACGCCTTCCAATTCTTCGTAAAATTCGCGCTGTATTTTTCGCATTGACTGCATTAAGTTGCCATTGTCGCCACCTGAATAATAAGCTGATTTTATTGCGCTCACAGCCGCCCCCTTTTCTTCAGTTCGTCGATCATGGCTTGTGCCGTGTCGCAGCAAGATTTAGAGAAAGCCTCTCGGTGAAGTTCAGCAGATGTTGCCCGCATAGCAATACCCGCATAATGCCGAAACAAATCATCTTCCAGCTGCTTTTTGTGCTGGGATTCTTCGATCACTTCTTCCGTCATGTCTTGCGCTGTCCGAGTGTCAATTATCCGGCCATCAGGCAGAGCCAAAACCGTCATCCCGACAAACTCGCGCCAGCCTACACCTTTTTGCAATATCTCCCAGCCTGAGCTGGTTTCGCGCAGTGTGTTTCCTGCGGTGTCTTTGTGTTCAGTTGTCATAACTCAATACCTGCCTTGATTAATTTGGCTTGCAGCTTGGCTATAGTGTCCAGCGCATCCACTGAAACATATTGACCGGCTGATGATTTTTGCATCTTTACATCGCATTCAATGCTTGCTGAGCCGCAGCAGTCGCAACCTGTTACCGTCTTGACTACCTTCGGATTGTAACGCTGCATAGTTGCGCCTACAGCAGCATCGGCTGGCGCAGTAATGGCGTTGGCTATATCCACTATCATGCGCTTATCTTCGCCAGTCCACGGATCATGGTATTCGATGATTGCCTCTCCGCCATCCAGCTTTTCCGCTATTTCTATCGGCACCCACTGATGATACTGGGTTGAGTACATCAGTAAATTTTCTTTGCTCATACATCCCTCCGATTAAGTTCAGAATAACTGTATACTAATCTGAATTGATGTGCTAGTATTTTTTACAGATTAATTGGAGGTGGTTATGTTATTCAAAATGCTAAAGCGGTTTATCGGTGAGGTTAGTCGCAGTCACACTTGGAAGGCAAACAGATCTTTTAGGTGCGGCGTTAAATACTGGCGCAGCTGTGAAGATGTCACTGGATTGCATAGTATTAACATAACTTACCGCTCATCTGATCAATTTGTAATTATGTGTAGAGATAGCTCCGAAAAGTGGAGGAGGGCGATTGACCTCCACACTTCATCGGCCGATTATGATTTGATAGTTACACAGTCCACGCCACAAACTCAGGCAATTGCCCCCTGAGTGATGTACCGCCGCCGACCTTGCGCACTTTCTCCGCGCTGGCTGGTGGCGTTAATTCAACGCTTTCACCAGTCACGACAAATGCACCGAAGGGGATTTCTGCCGCGGTGTAATAGGTCGTTGCTGGTGTGAATTCTTCGCCCTCTTTCGAGCGCTGCACCTTGCCTCCTGTTTCAAACTCACAAGGCAAAGTCACTGGCACAGTGTAATAGCCATCAGCATATGGATCAGTCGGGCTTGCGCCTTCGACGTAGAGCCAATACGTCACTTTGTCGATCATGTGGCGAGTGGTTAACGACATGGTGCATAAACCTTGCTTGACTGGTTAAATTCAATCAGGTAATCATGACAGCCAAGTACAGGCCCAAGATCTGAGCCAGCTTGTGATAACTGAATATATCCTACAACCGCTGCAGATTCTCTTATTGCCATAAATGCGGCATTCATAGCCAGAGTTAGAGTGCTTAGGCGCATGGATTGATGCTCTTAATAAACCGCTGAGGCTTGCTGAATAGTCCGATAACGCATGAGCCGGATGGCAGCGCATTAAGCTGCTGGCCGAATTGCGTCGATAGTAAGCCCTGACCAGTCCAGACCGAATAAGAAGCGCTGGCCCCGGTGCGGGTTTTCTCGCTTATGACTTGTCCGCCTGAACTCATTGTCATCATGTGGGCTATGGCAAGGGCGATGGTTAAATCCTGGATGGGCTGCGTGTAGCCGGATAAGCACGGCGCAGCATCGGCAAACAGGTCGATGTAAATATCAACATCGGACTGTGTTGTTGACGGAACCCATTTTTGCAGTACGGTTAAGACTGACATTTTTTCACACTCTGAAAGCCGTTAAAATGCTTCAGGATAAGAGTTACCGCTGAATTTCTTTTCTTGACCGCTCCGTCTCTGAAGTATTTTTGCTTAATCATGCTTGAAGTTGTTGGCATATAAACCCCTGTAGTTAGTTAATTGGCAGCTCGCCGCCGGATGTAAGCTGCAACCATCCTATGAAAAGCCAAAATCCGCAAACGTAGGCCTGCAACGATGCGGCAAAAAGCTTCGACTTAGCAACCATTCAACAGGTTAGGTACATACGCCTTGGAGTCGGCACTCTATTGACCTGCATCGCCGCTGGTGCTCAAACGGAATTCGTTTAATGTAGCAGCTAAGCTGTTATAAATCCACCGACAGATCACCTTCGTAAAATGTAATGTAGTTACGAAGCTTGATTGTTTCTGTAGTTGGATTAAGCGCCCTCAAGCCGTACAAGGTGTTTGGCCTGAACACATGCTCAAAGCCTCGAACTGTTGTAGTCGGCGTTTTCTGCTGAATGCTGGCCGCTGGATCACCAAGCAGCCTGACCGTTGAACTAACCTGAGTTCCGTTGTTGCTCACAGTGCCACCAAATGATGCAGATGAAAGCAGTGTAAGCGGGTTCCTGTCGTTCGGGTTGTAAATTGTGATAGCAGATTGACCGGCAACAACTGGAGTCCTGAACCAAGTAAAATGCAATTCTGCGCCAAGAAAGTCAGGCAAAACAGCCTTTATCAATACTGGCTTTGCCCCTGTTTGCAGGAACAACCAAGCAGATTGCCCCGCAGTTATATCAGCCGGGTTATGCGAAAACTCCCACTGGCTGCCGTTTTTTATGTTCGATTCGATAAAGTTCTGCGTGTTGATTGCAGTGTTTCCGCCATAAGCCCTTTCGTCAAAATTAACTCCAGGCAAAGGCGTTAAATAAAGTCTCACGTTCACAGCTGCGTTGCTGTTATTGGTCACGCGAATAGCGTTAATCAGATGCCCGCTGATGCTTGGGCTGATTGGCTGGTTTATTGGGTACTGGATCCTTCCGGCTTTAAACGGTCGCCACTCTGCGCTGTCGCGGTATTCAATGGTGAGGCTTCCTGTCGTTGGCGTGGGCTCTATCACGGCATAGCATGCCAAATAGTTGCCGTCCATTTCAATTGTGGCAGACTGCCCGGCTGCTGCGGTTAAGCTTCTATTTCTGGACATGGTGCCCCCTGTTTTGGTGACTAAATTATGTGCCTAAATTAAATTCCTTGCAAATGATGAATGATACAGCTAACCTGTAGCTGTGAGTTATTAACAGCAATTGGAGATAGTTATGGCAGTCGGCACTGGGTTTAGCATTAGCGTTGGATTTAATGCAGTTGATGGCGATCATCAAGTAGAGTGGCAAGAGTTAACGGCTGTGCAATTTACTGGCTGTGAGCTTTTCCACGGAAACAAAGAGCTTATATCTGTCAGGCTGGCTCGCGGCTTGATTCACCATGTTGTTGTTGAACGTGTGACTGGAACTTTTGATGATGCGCTGGTTGAAGCAAAAACGGTAAAGCGCATCATTTCGCGCGAAACAAAATCCAAGCAGAAAAGGCGAGTTTGGGTTTTATCTAATCCAATAAAAAAGGGGCAATAAGCCCCTTTTAGTTATCACTTAACTGATTATTCAACCCAAGCAAACACGCCGGTAGCTCCGCCTGTGACGGCGACAGCTCCAGACAGGAAGCCAGAGATAGCGCCAAGCTTAACTTTGGTCACTCGACCAGCTAAGCAAGCCACTGAATAGCCAGAAGCAACACTAACAACGCCAGCATTTGGCGTCACTACTGTAGTACCGCCAGCGCCGTCAATAGTCAGGTTGACTGTGCCTGCTGTGCTGTTAAAAATAAACAGCGTCCCGGTCTTTGGTGTCATTGTGTCGCTTGCTGTCATCGTTACCGGGGTAAACGATTGAACAACGTCATTTGTTTGAGTCGGAGCAACTATTACAGCCATTATTCACCAGCCTTGGCTTTCGCCTTGCTTGGCGTTGCTACTTCCAGCTTTTTATCGCCAGCCTCAACCCAATAAACGCCATCCGCTTTTGCTTCTGTCTCAATCTCAGTGCCGACGGGGATTTGCACCCCGCCAGCGCCGAAATGAGGTTTTGCACAAACTAATTTAGCCATGTGTCACCCCGTTAAGAAATTACTCTGGCATATAAAACGCCCGAGCGACCAGCGGCATCAGCCTTAATCAGCAGACCAGCAGCGCCCCAAGTAACAAAGTTAAACGGGTCGTTGAACATCTGGCGGATCACGGGCTGAGTGTTCACAGCCATACCAGACTGGATCTGAATGTACTGATCGCTATTGGCCCACGCTAAGAACTGGTTGCCGGTTAACTGAGTGCCGTTGGTGCGGACAATATCGGCAACACCAGGAATGCGGCGCAACGCTTCCAAGAACGTTTGGAAGCTGGTATCAGTTGTACCACGGCGCAGAGCGTTAAACCAGATCTGTGAGCTGAAAGCAAACGTGATGTCCATTTCGACGTTGTTAGCGGCGCCTTGCAGTGCAGCCAGTGCGGCCAAAATAGCCTTCTCAAAGTCGGCATAAGTGGCAGCGCTTGAAGTCAGATCCACGTTAACACCGGCAGCACCTAAGTTCAGGGCTTGAGTGTTTGGGCTGGTTTTCATGCCCGGAGCTTGACGGTCTTTGTATTCAACGCCAGTCACGCCAAGAATGACGTGATTGCTGATTGAGCGAGCAACAGCGCGAACACTGTTAGCCTGGTCATCAATTAAGGCGTCAAAATCTTCTGTACGCATGGCTTCAACTTCGCGCCATTGACGGCCAAAGCTGTCATCGTGGATCAGCACTAAGGCACCGTCGTAGGTGTATGCAGCAGCATCAAGCTTATGCGCCTGACGGCCTGAAATGGTAGCCTGAGCCGAGCCACTGTCAGAAGCCTTTGCATACTCTGCGACAATTTTACCGATTGGCAGTTGACGCACAGGCAGCAGGTTAACGATGTTTGAACCTTCGTCACCGGCCATGATGCGCTTAATCGTGCGATCGAAGTCGCGGTAAGCGTCCTGCGGCAAACGTGCAGCAGCGTTGAACTGCATACCCATTTCTTCGGCGTGGCGAGCTTCACGCATAGCGAAGGCTTGACGCATGTTTAAGATTTGTTGGCGCTGAGCAGCAGCATTAGCGCTGTTGGCCACAATCTTTTTATCTAAATACAATGGCATGATCAGCCCCCTTACTTGATGTAAACGCGAATGCCAGCAGTAACACCGACACCAGTTGTTTTGGCTTCGTCTGCATAGGCGATTACGTTAGTGCCAGCACCAAGCGCGACCAGTTGACCTGATGCGTTAGTAGTTAATTTGGCGTCCTTTGCGATAACCTGAGATGCTGCCAATGTCAGCTCGTAGTATTCGCCGGATTTAGGGCGGAAACCCTGCACCGTGTCGCCAGTTGCGTAAGTGTCGGTCAGCTCGCCCAGGATGTTGCGATCTGCAAAGTACACAACGCCAGTTTGGTCAGCACCAGCTACGGCGAAAGCGCCAGAAGTGACTACCATAACTTGACGAGGCGCAATCGTGGCAGAAGCCAGCAATTCAGTAACGCCTGGATGCTGCTCGGCTGGGCCGATATAAACTAAATTTGACATCGTAGCCCCCTTATTCCGGTAAGTCGTTGTCGTCAGCTGCAGAGTTAGTCTGCATCTGTGGACCAGCTAAATGATAGGCTGATTTTGGCGCCGAAGTCTTAGCGACCAGATTTTGCAGTGAGTTAACACTCATTGCCTTCTGCTCTGCTTCTGACAGTTCAACGCCGTTTGCTTTCAGTTTGGCAGCCAGGTCGGTGCGCTGACCTGCTTCTGCGATCTGCTGGTTAACCGTTAAAGCGGCTGTAACAGCATCCTGAATCATTTTCTGAATATCCGCGTTCACCACAACTTCACCGGGCTTGCTCTGCTCGCCAGGTTGGTTTGTGTCATCGGCGGCATTGCCTTTCAACATCTTGTCGTAAGCGTTCAGCATGTCTTCTTCAGACATGTTTTCCTGAAACTTATCGCCAAGACGTTTTTTCAACATGTCTTTCATCGACATATCTTCGCCCTCTTGGTTTGTAGTTGAAGCCTCGCCCTTATTGGCTAAGCGGTTAAAAATCTTGTCCATCAGCTTACTGAATAGCGACTCATTGTGGATCAATTCGTTTTCTTGGTCGGCTGGCTTATCAGCAGAAGCAACAGCGCTATGCACAGCAAAGGTCATGCCTTCGCGGTTCACTGACTTGACCAGATTGCTGTTCACGAAAATACCAACGCCATCGGCGGGGGTGGCCGCACCTTCCTCATCAAGCAAAATCGCATTGTGATCATGCTCAAGGTTTGTGGCAATCCACTCGTAAGGCTGGCCCTTCGAGTTTACACCTTTGCCTGGTATAGCGTTACACAAAACGCCTGTACTGGTGCTAATCGGTTTACCTGCATTAATTGCAGCAAGCAAGCGCCGACCTTGCTCTGACTGCTGAGCCACCTTCACATTGATGTGAATTTCAGAATGCACCCGATGCCCGTATGGTTCTTCAGCCACTCGCTTGACGTTGCGAGTCACCGCGCCGCCGTGGAAGTAGTTGATCGCCTCTGCATCATTTGCGCTGATATAGTTGCCGTTTTCGTCATACGGATGACCGATAGGGCTTAACTTTCCCTCAAGCGACTGAAAGCCTTTGGCTATTTCAGCTTCAGGATATAACCCCTGGTTCATAACAATATCATCTGGGAGCGTTTTAGATGGGACAATGATAATTTCATCACCACGGCCATTAGTTGATCGGGTAATGTCAGCTGAATTTACTCTGTTGATGATGCTGACTAATTGTCTGCTCATGGCTAACCTCTTGCAGTTAATGCCAATAGCATAGCCGTGGTGCGCCAGCTGTGTCAAATTTAAGCTTGGCTGTACATTGCAGAACCTTTTCCATGATTCTTATGAAAGCCAAATTCTTTCTCTGCATCAGATCTTGCTTTTGCTGCAAGTTCAAGAGTGTCAAATGTTCCTAAGTTATATCTGACGCCTTTGCTTTGGATTTCTGCCCTGTACTTTCCTGACTTTTTGCAAAAAACAACCCCATTAACGCCAGTCTTATTATTTACTCTCATTGGTGTATTTTTGTGATTATCTGAATGGCTTACATTGCGCAAGTTTGCAATTCTATTGTCTGACCTGTCACGATTTACGTGGTCTATGTACTCAGGCCAGTATCCATGCTCAAAAAACCAGATGATTCTGTGAACCCTGTAAAGTCTATCGATCAGGTGCACATTAACATAGCCGTTAACGCTGCATACGCTTCCAGCCTGTTTACCAGCAAATCGTCCGTTTCGTTTATCTGCAGCAAGTTGGCTTTTACTTGGAATATCTTCTGCTGATATTTTCTTCCAGGTTAAAATACCAGTTTCTGTGTTTACATGAAGGAATTTATTGATATGTTCAATGGTCAATCTTGCTTCAGCAAGCTTGTTGGTTTGAGTCATTACTATCACCGTATAGTTGTCACCGATAAAAGGACTGTGGCAATCAGTCGGTGTTCTGATGTTCGGCCGCTAAACCTAGCCACGCATTTATTTTAGGTTTTAAATGTCAAAGACGCAACCCAAGATTTATCATCATCAGTCATTTTTCTTGCGCCAATTATTTGACCATTAGGCAAGATTAAAACAGTATTTTGGGAACATATGCAGTTAATTTCTCCGCCCTGAGACTCGGCTGAAGCGTAGAAAGCCGCATTATCTTCAGGTGAATATATCTTCAAGTGCCTGGCTGCGTGGCTGCTTCTGGTGGTCGGTGCAAGCGCTGAAATCCATTGATCTGTTGCGTTTAGTCCAAGCCGATCCCTTGCGTCTTTCGTCTGAGCCTCCCTAGCCTGCCTGTGAGCGTGAGCTAATTCCGTCCTGGCAATGGTTTCTGCCCTTGCCATGCTCACATCGAACTCTTTCTCTATTCGTCTTTTTACTGCAGCTATGCCCCTGCCTGCTGCCATTTCTTCACCCAAGACAAGTGCAAGCTTGTTTGCAGTATCACCAGTGAACCCCTTCATGAATTCAAACACCCGGCTCGAAACTGCACCTATTCGATCTCGATAAGGCTGACTCAATAAAATAGACTGCACCTGATACGGCTGCGCCAAACCTGCCGCCTCTGCCAATACGTTTATGCGCTCAGCACCAGCAACGGTTGATTGTCTAACCACCTGCTCAGCCTCAAGTGAGAAAAACCACCTTACCCTCGGCTCAGGCGTATCTGTGCCGTACCAGCGGTTGATAATCTCGTTGATTACTTTGTAAGGGTCGGTGTCGTTCAGATCGTACAGGTAAACGCGCCGATTCGTGACCACCGTCTCAACAATTTCTTTACTTGTGCGCGGTATCGAGTCCGCATAGGCTTTTATTTCGCGCAAGGCTTCGCGCTTGCATTGGTGTAGCCATGCAATAACTTTACGGCGTGCGCCGGTAGTTTGCGTTGGGTCTGCTTTGCTGTTGGTGATTAGGCACATGGTTTATTTTCCACCTGTTCAATGCTCAGATGGTAGCACAAAAGAAAAAGCCAGCGTTAGGCTGGCAATGAGTTCAGTATAGAGCGAATCTCTTTGTTGTAATTATCCATTACACCATAAGGATGACCATCTAGGCGCTTAATTACAGCCTCCTTGCTGGTTTCCTCTGGTTGCCACTGGCCTTCAAGCTCATAGCATGAACAGTGACCGCCATTCACTTCAAACAGCTTACCCTCCTTAGTGAAAAGCACAAAAGCATCACCGCTGTAATTTTCATACGTGTAGGCGGCAAACAAAACGTCACCGCCAACATCATCTATTTCAAAATCAGATTTCAAGCCATCAAGCTTTGACTCTGCCCAGTCAGCTAAAAACATACAACCTCCAGATTTTTTTGGTTAATTGGGGCTATATCTCTATAGCGAAAGGTTCTGGCGGAAACCAGAATATAGCAACCGCCAGTTAATCTGTAAAGTTATTTATTAAAGCGCAGCTCGCACAAGGCAATCTTTCGCTTCTAACAGCTTACGTAAGCCAGCGGACTTTTCATCGCCATCTGGTAACTCTTCGTTCATCTTGCGAGCCAGATCACCTATTGGCTTGCTGACTGCCTGCAATTTTTCCGGCAAATGTTCGTAGTCGAAAAACTTCATATTCATGCTATATCCTCGCTTGTTGGTTTATCTTCGGTTCCTGTCTCGCCTTCCTTAAACGGCAATTCTTCAATCTCAGCCAGAGGCAAATACATAGCCTTCTCGCGCATTTCGTCGATGCTGAAAACGATTGAGCCTGTTGCCTGCCATGTTTTGTAGTTGATGTCTGCCATCTTAGCGATATTCTCTAACCTTACCTGGTCGCTCGGCTCGCTCAAGTCAGTCCATTCAACGATCAAGCCTCTGTCGTCAAAATCACGGCAAATCTGGCCCAGCCACTTCAGGTCAAGCTTGATTTCTTCACTGAGATAACCCTCACGCCGACTCTGCGCCATTTCTTTGTCGTGGCTGCTGTCTTTGTCGCCTGCGAGCTTGCCTGTCTGGTTGCCGATTAAGCCAGCCTGACTGATGCCAGAGCCTGCGGCTATTTCGCTAATGTCTGCGGCAAAGTAGTCCTTGAGGTCGGGCAGGTCTTGATTCAGCGTGGTTACGTCCATGCCGCCCAAGTAAGGCACAGAGTCAAAGCTGGTGTTCATGTCGCCAATAGCGGTGAGCAAAGCGTCCATTTCTTCATCAGTTGGAGTCTGGCCAGCAGTTTCAGCCAAAGCCTTGAGTATCGGGCGGGCCGCACAAATGCGCCAAGCGCCCTCGCCACCAGCACCGCGCTTTTTCTCCCAGTCTATTAAGGCATTAAACACTGGCTCTATGGCTGACTCGCCGTAAATTGTCCGGCCTATTGCGCCCTCGTTGCGAATGCGTACCCGCGTATGATGCACAGTAAACGAATCGCCACCATCGCGCTGATTAGGCTTAAATACGCCGCGATTGTTATAGGTGTATTCGATTGGCAGACCATAGCGCGGCGACTGCTGGTTGCTGTCGATGGTGCCCGGTATCAGCTGCCCTTCCCAAAATGGCATAAACTCCACAATATCATCCAGGTTGATGCTGTTAGCCTCAAGCGGTGCGCTCAGTGGCTTGCCATCACGCACAAATACAATCATGCCGCCATAGTGACCAACGCGCTGAGTACGGTCAGCGTCTTTGCATGAGCGCCAGTAGCCTGTGCGTTCTGCGAATTCCTTGAACTGCTCGCTTTCTTCTTCGGTCTTAGCGTCCTTAATCATCGGATGGGTGAGCCAGCACAAGCTAACTGGCAAATTAACCACAGCACGAGCCAGACCAACCCGATCGTAAACGTGCTTGTAATACCAAAAGTCCATCTGAAGCGGCCAGCCGTACTCGCCGTAGCTCTTACTGTGCTTCGTGCCGAATAGGTGGGCACTCATGCCTTGGTTATAGAATGGCAACCGGCGCATAACTGAATTAAGCGCCAGCATTTTGTTAGTGACTTTGTAGTGAGGCTTTTGCTGTTGCATGTTAATTCGCCTTTGTGATCATTGTTGGCAGTATAGGCGAATGAGTTTGTAAAAAAAAGCTGGTGTTATGCTGGCATCTGGCTCAGGATATTTGCAACCGTGTCAATCTGCCAGGCATTGCCAATCATTTTTTTTATTTGCGTACATGGTGCACTATGGCAATATCCGATGGGTATCCCCTGGATGGCTTCCATTTCAGGAACTGAATATCTGATCTTGTTGCAATAATCAAAGCTCTCCTGAGTATGCTCGCCAATTATTTTTATTGGGCTATCCCACTCGTGGCGATCTCCAAGCTTCGAGCCCAAACCGCCGCATCTGAGTGTTTTCGACTTTGATTTTAATTCAAAACCTTTTGGCAGTGGCCACTTAATAACCCCAACAGACAAAATTACATCACTTAAAGATGGCCCTTTTGTTTTTGGCACTTTTATCTCCCAGCTTGCCCAGTAATTTCTAAACCTGTTTTGAGCGCTAACAACTGATGAAGGGAAAAGAACTGGCTTTACACCCAAGTATTCTGATATGACATTTAAGCTTTCTGGTTTCATTCTGTTATTTTCAAGCATGAATTTAACACCAGGATTCACGCTGCGAATATGATTCAGAATATCCACATAAACAAAAAACAAAGCGCTGCGCGGATCATCAAATGCAAGCTGCTTACCTGCAAAGCTAAATCCTTGACATGGGCTGCCGCCTATCAGCAAGTCAATGCCAGCCCAATCAATATCCCATTCACGCCACTTGGTCACATCGCCCAGCTGCACAGTGTCTGGATAGTTGGCCATTGTTACTTTAATGGCGTGTTTATCCACTTCGCTGGCGTAGTAGGTTTCTGGCTTTATTCCGATGCGATTTAGTGCGATCTGGCCTGACGACATCCCATCAAATAAGCTTAATACAATCATTTTTTCCACCTTTTCCCGTTTTTTATGTAACCAACCTGAGTTTTCCCAATGCCATAATCTTTTGCTATGAGCCTATGACTTCTGTTGTCTAGCCTTATTTTTTCTGCGATTTCTGAGTTTATTTTGCATTTCAGCAACCCTAAGTCTCTTGCGTGACATAGATTTTCAGAGTCACTCATCCATTCCAGATTTTCCAGTCTATTGTCCAGCTTGTTTCCGTTTTTGTGGTTTACAGTTCTTAAATTTTTTGGGTTATCTAAGAAAGATTCTGCAACAACCCTATGAACGTGCTTATAAATCCTTTTGCCGCACACCGTTAATAAAACCTCCCTATACCCACTCTTTGCCACCTTGCCTTTTATTTCTCTCAAGCCAAACCTGCCTTTATCAGAAAATATCTCTCCAGCAGTTGACACGTAGTAACCAGATTCAAAATTAAACATATCGACCTCAAGCACCTACCAATTACCATATTAAAGCACGAACAAAATAACGGCGCAATAAGATCTGACAAAATCTGTAAATAAATATTTATCGCTGCCGCTTGTAGACCTTGATTGTGGGCTTGCCGACTCTGGACGGATCAATGTAAACGTGCTCGATTGCATCAATCATAACGTCTGTTTGGTCATCAAACTTGTGGCTGTCGTCATGGGTGAATGACGCAACCTCTGCAACCATTTCGTAGTTGTGTTCGTCACCATAAGGCAGCACAACCTTTTTCGCTGCATGATGCGGCTGAGCATCCATTGCGCGGGTTAATTTATCCTTCGCCCTTGGCACTGGAACAACTGGAACAGGTAGGCGCGATTTAACCTCTTGTATCAAGCCTGTGCCGCTGGATTTATCTTCCACTCTGGCATAACGCAAAACGCCTTGGCCGGGCATGTTGTTTTTGGCATGGCAAGACTTAACGAATGATTCAAAGTCGCGGCGCAGCTCTTTAGCTTCCATCCGTGCCCGTCGATACGATAAGCGGTAAATCCTTTCCTCAAACACGCCCCACTCTGCGAACACTGTCCAGTCGTTCCACTCGTTGGTTTTCTGCGCCGTATCTGCCGTGATGAATCTGAACTCAAACTGATCAGGCACTGGCAGATCAGCGCCTTCATCAACATCGCCATAGTAAAGAAAATCATCGGCGCTAAAGATGCCGCCGTCTAACGTGTCAGGGTCTTGCTGGTACTGGCTGGTAAACGTGTACGGGCTTGCGTCACGCAAAGCCATCAAATCAGCTAGGCTTTCTTTCGCTGGCCAGTATGACCAATAACCGTTTACGCTTTCGCTGCCGCACACGTCCTTTATGCAGCGCTCCCTGATGCCTGGTGGCAAACTGTCGATGTACTCCTGGTTAATCATTGCCGGGATCTTGATGTGCAGATCAACCTTTAAGCCCATGCCGCCAGATAGTAGAAACGCCGTGGAGTCATCAACGTGGCCGCGCTGCTGCACGAATAAGAATGGCGTACCGCTGTGGGCCTTACGTGAGCGCAACGTGTTAATCAGTCGAACATGCGACTTTTTGCGCTTAGCGTCACTAAACAGGTCGTCTATTTTGTCCCAGTCATCAGCCATAATGTGACCGCTGTAGCCGTCCGACATATAGCCGCCGCGAACACCCGTTATCTGACCGCCTGATGGCCGACTAAATAGCTGGTGAGTCCGCTTGCCGTTTTTCTCTATTGTCCAGTCGTCAACCTTGTCTTTGCCAATAGCAAACGGGTAGAACTGCTGAAACTCTGCTGACTTCACCAAGGCCCGGCTGCGCTCGCTGTTTTCGTTCACAAGGTCTTTCGAGTATGAAGTGTTGAGTATTCGCACCCTGGGGAATTTCACCATTGCATACACAGGCAGATGCACAGACCAAAATTCTGTCTTGGTACCGCCAGGAGGAATGTTAACTATCAGGTTTTTGACTTCGCCACTGAATAGCTTTTCAGCCGCATAGTTGAAATAGTGGTGGTGCCAGTTACTGCGGAAGGAGTCAACCTGACTGATGTTGAACCAAAGGGCTGCAAACGCAAGCGGTGAAGTCTCGCCAGCGGCTGCCAGAGCCATTTGCTCTACTGACGATAGGTTATCCCACTCAATGGCCGGAATAGCCATACTTAACCCGTCAGCTTATCGGCCAGAGCTGCAACCATTGATTTGTCGATCTGGCTTGGCGACATGCTTTTATCACTGCTTTGGTGGTCGATGATCACCTTATCCATGCCGCACAGCTTAGCCTTACTCATAGTGGCCGCAACTGCCGCCGATGCCTGAGGTGTTTCAGCGGTAAGCGCAGCCTGTCGCGCCTGCTCCAATTCCTCAAGCAGCGATTCAACCGTGATCTGTTTCTTTTCCGCTATTTTGGCCCGAAGCTCATTCACTCGAGCATCAACCTGCGGGCGCGCTCTGGTCTTGCTCGCCATTTCGTGCCGGGTCTTATCGGTCATGGTGCCTTGATACACGCGCTTATGAGCCTCAAACAGGCTGATCGCCCGGCCATCTTGATCAACGCCAGTGACGACCTCGACAGCAAACCTTTCCTCTTGCTCTGTGCATTTTCTTGCCATAATTCTGCCCCATAGTTACACGATAACTTTAACACACAGATTATATTAAGTCAGGCACATCAAAAAACCGAGCATGTCGGCTGTAAGTGTTTTTGTGAATTGTAACAAGAAAGGCGGATTTGTAAGCGATATTGGCTATTTGTAAGCGCTGGAAGATTAAACCTCGCCCCGCTTAATCTGCTGCTGAAGCTTTTTAAGCTCAATTCGTCTTATTCTGATGGTGTAAATTCGCTCAAGGACGAGCAGAAACACTGCGACAGCCGAGAATAAGCCCATATATGGAAAGCTCATGACGGCGTTAACTAAAACCTGCATCCACTCTGGCAGCTTACTATGCCACGAGTCTGCGATGTTAAGGGCCGCTGCTGAAGCTCCAACCGTAGTTATCAGCGCCCTCAATGGGCTGTGAATATAAGCATCAAAGTTAGTCGTCAGCACTTCTATCATTCTCACAGTCAGTTTGCCTTAGCTTAATTACGTTCTTCGCTTGGGCATAGATTAGCGCCAGAGCTGGCAAAAGTAAAATTCCGTGGATCATTTGCTGGAATGTGATTTGCTCAACGCAGCAGGCTATGACCAGACCCAGAACCCAGGATAAAGCGATCCATGGTAAAGCAGCTATTATAATTTTTAGCACGTTTGCCGCCTCCATGTGTGGGCCTGAAAAGATGATAGATGATAAATAAGTCTAAGACGTTTATTGCGTATGGGTAAGCCTGATAAATGAAAGTAACTCTATCCGGCCACAGTAAGAAGTCCACCGCACCCAGCCAGTTTATGAAACCGATGCAAACTAAAGCCTGACGGATTTGTGATAAAAGTTTGATATTGATGCCAGCGTTAAGGCTGTAAAGCACAGCCATAGCTAAGCAGGCATAGAATCCAGTTGGCGCAATGGTAAAGGCTATCTTGCCGAGCACAGAGAAGCACAGCACCGCACCGGCCCCAATATTAAATCTGTTGCCGTCAAAGCTAAATAAAAAAACCGCAACAAAGGCGGCATTTCTTAATGTGTCTAAATCGCTAGGACTTGGGAGCATCTTCCGGCTCTTTGTTTTCCTGCTGCTTTGGTGGGTCTTTGGGCTTCTGTTCGCTTACTGCCATTACTCTAACCATCCTTCATCTTTTGGGCCAACAACTTCGGAGTCAATATTTAAACCCCAGTCCTCTTCAATATAATAAACGCCTTCGTTCATGCTGGTAACTCCTTATGAATGAGGTTCAACTATAGCCGCTATCTTTCCTGAATTCCAGCCAAAAAAATGCCCACAATTAAGCGGGCAAAAGGTCAGGTGAGTTATGAATTCGGGTTGAGCATAACCAACTATCCAATAGTTTGCAAATCCACTTCGCACAACCCGCCTTTTGTGACCGTGCCACGTCTGACTATCAACACATCGATCTGACTGTCATTCTCAAAAACGCCAGCATGTTGCAACGAATCCTGGAGCGCCTTAATCCGGTTATCTAGATCGGCTTCACCATTACGCCCAAAGCACAAAACCACTTCAAGCTGAAGCCTGCCCTCTATCCGCTTCACGCGCTGCACCAGCACTTGATCACGCACAGCCTTGCGGTATGCTCGGCCAGCTTCAGAAATAAGCACTCGACCAGCCAGCGGCCCTTTGTTTGGGCTGCGGTAGTATTGGTTTATGCTCGGCGGCATTGGTAGTGTAAATTTCATATTTCCACCAAATTTATCTATCAGTTAGTTTTTAAAGAATAGCTAGCCCTTTTTCCTCCATGATAACCACAGCAATTTGTAGCTATTTATCATGCTCAATCAGGGAGAAATACCAACTTGGTCTTTTTTGTGCCTGATTAAAATGCCTTTCGGCAGAGTACTCAATAATTCCTCCAACCCTTACGGGTACGACTTTCGTCGCAGATAACCATTGCTGGCATCATGGCGCTAGGTTGTGAATGGGCACACACAGAGCCTAGACTTGGGTTTTAAATAGCATCGGGCTTTGTTTACTGGAAAGGCCTGATAAGAAAACAGGCTATCAAATGAGGTATTGCAGAAATGAAAAATGGCTTTGTAATGCGCTAGGGGGGAACCCAATAGATCTATCCTATGATCCATCGGCTTAACGCATTACAAAACCATCTATCACCAAGCCCCCACCTGATAACGAGCTAACTTTATCACAAGTGGGGCAGATTGCAAATTTGTACGCCTCTTGCTGGAGTGAATGCAGTACCTTAGCGGCCTATTTCTGCTTCATCCGCACGCTTCTAGGTTTCACTTTACCCAGCAGGAGACATATATACAGCCTATCTGAATCTTAATCAGGTTTCAAGGCTTCTTTGCTCAAACACATTACTGTAATGCCACTCGTAACCTCCTGAGTCCTGCTTTACCTGTTTTCGTCTCAGGTATCCTTTTCCGTACAAAGTGTTAAGCCTGCTGCTCATTGATTGAACGGATACCGCAAATGTCGAGGAAAGCTTGCCTGCGGTGTTTTCACCAAATCCGATATGCATCATAATGTCATAGTCTCCGGTGGTTATCATTAACTCCTTAATTCGATTTCTTGTTACCGGATTAAGTAAAGCAAGGCGAATATCTAGATCTTCCATAACTCACTCCATCAGCCCCAATAGCTGCTCAATTAATTTCTCATCACCCGCCTCACTAACAAACTTTGGCGGAACCGGTAACGCAATCCATGCCACATCCTGGAGGCAATCAGGCCCAGCCTTGGCCGTTGCCTTTTGGATTAACTCCTTGTGCGCCTCACGCGCAAAATCATCTATCTGGTCGTGGCGATAGGCCGAACCCAAGCGGATCCACTCAGTTACCCGCTTGCTTTTGCCGTTGGACTCGCGCACGTAGACGATCAACAATATAGCCCAGTGGTACGACACGTCATTCAACGACTGCGCCACAGATGGCCCGATGTGTACGGGCGCACCTGTTTTGTATTTCCTGAGAATTACGCCATCTTAGCGGGTCGATTGGCGCAAGCTCAGGCATAAGTCCTGAACTGCACAGCGCGACATGGTTATGAGGCGCTTTAGTGGGTTGTGCTTTTTGCGCTTGGTCATTTTCGTATCACGCCTGTGTCAACTAAACGCTCAATAACCCATATGATTGTATTCCAATTTCCGATCATTGGCGCATCATCTGGCAATGCGTCCTTTGCTCGCTGGATTAGCTCTTTGCGCTCTAGCTCAGCTTTTCGATTCCAGTCTAATGGTTTTATCTGATTAAAGTTTTCTTCAAATGGGCATCTGCTTATATCGACGCCGATCATTTCCTTGTTTACTGAACCATCAATGCAGCGTATTACGGTTACATATTCGGAGCTATACATAACCTTGCATTTAAAGGGGTTTGGTGCCCTGTCGAAAAAAAGAACCTCTGAGCCTGCAGGTATCAGTTTTCCTGATTTTACCTGCAATTTATCATAATCCCACCAATCACTTACCATTTCGTTAGCTTCAACGATATGGTCTTGCGGCTCAATATTGAGATAGCTTATATCAACTGGCTTGAATCGTTGGTCGGTGATTTTGAATTTTCCCATTAAATCCCACCGCCTTTCGAATACTCTGCCATTCCCACAATTAACGCCCTCATATCCAAAACACATAACCTTAACATCATCCGCCAACTCAGGCCGCTTGCCATTGGTCGGATATTCAACACCCCAGCGATAGCCGTTGATGTAACCAAGCTCTTTGGCTCGCTGGTTAAATTGGGATTTAGTAAATAGGCAGGCAGAAGGAGAAGTGCTGCACCTCCACTCTGTTTTTGACTTAAACATTTTCATGTTCGTGCATGCAGCTACAGTAGAAGGCCAAACCCCGCTCAATTCAATCACCGCATCTTCGATAGTTTTCATACTCACCCCTTATTTAGCCTTTCGCGCACCAATTCGCGCATATCGGGCTGTAAATTACAGATTAACTTGCGTATTTCTTGCCGAGTGGTTTTACCTATCTTTATCTGGTACAACCACAAGCAAGCCGTTTTATCCGCCTCAATCGCCAGCCTTTGCTCTGGCGTGAGGTCGCATAGGTTGTGGGACATTAAGCGCCATTCACCTGCTCATAACACAGCTTAAAATTAAAGTCGTGAAACTCGCTAATAGCCCGTGCCTTCATTCGCTCAGTGTGATAAGCGGGCTGGTCGTAAGCAAGCTTTGTCATCTCCACAAACATAGGGCGCAGTAACGGATCGGATTCGTGAGCCAGCTTTACCATGTCAGCCATAGCTACGCCATTTTGCCGGGCTTGCATAACCTGCTTACCAAGCGCTGCAAGTTGAGTGCATGTCGACAAGTGATCTGGCTCCGTTGCTAAACAGCTAAACGAAAAAGATATGACGGCACTAATCATTAATTTATTCACTTTAACTCTCCTGGTTGGTTCAAATTTGTTTTCTAACGGTGTTGACCAATATATCAAACTGATTTATATTTTCAACCAGTTTTATTAAATAAGGTCAAAATAATGGATATCCAGAAATCAATCGAAGAAGCCCTGCACGTTCGCCGCAAAAGCCAAACTTGGCTTGCTAAAGAAATTGGAGTGACTGACGCCTATGTCAGCGCAATAGTGCTTGGAAAGAGAGTTCCAACACTTCCAAATGCCGCGCACATGGCAAAGGCTCTAGGCTTCAAGTTGAGCGAATTTATTGCGCTTGGCGAGTAGGTGCGCATATGTATTACTACCAGCACAACATAGGCGATTTTGATAAAGCAACCCGACACCTTACCAGGATAGAGCGCAGCATCTACCGGGATCTGATTGAGCTTTATTACGACACCGAAATGCAGCTTAACGCTGACATAAAGTACTTATGCAGAAAGGTGCTTGCTCATTCAGAAGATGAGGTAACGGCCGTTGAACAGGTGTTAAACGAGTTCTTTACGCTCACTCCTAACGGCTGGTATCACGACAGGTGCGAGGAAGAAATAGACAGGTATAAAAACTCTCAAACACAAAAATCTGAAGCTGGTAAAAAAAGCGCAGCTGCACGCAAAGAAAAACGTCAACGAGCGTTAAACGGATGTTTATCGGACGAGCAACAAAGCTCCAACGGAGGGCCAACTAAACAAGAACCAATAAACAATAACCATAAAACAGAAAACAATTTAAAAGATAATAAAGTCGCTACGCTCCAGTTTTCACCACCAAGCAAACAAGATGTTTGGCGCTATATGTACGAAATAGGAAAAGGTAGCGAAATTGAGGCTGAGAAGTTTGTGGACTTTTATCAATCAAAAGGATGGCTTGTTGGTAAGTCAAAAATGAAAGACTGGAAAGCTGCTGTTAGGAACTGGACTAAATCGCAACAACAATTTAAGCAAGTCGGCACTGTTGAGCAAATATCACAAGCCGCTATGGAGTTTATAAATGAGCGCACATGATCTTCAAAAAATAGTTGAGGCATACAGCATAACTTGCCTTAGTTACGAAAAGGCATTTAATAAGCAGCTGCTAGATTTGTTCATATCTGATTTATCTTGCTACTCGGCTCAGCAAATATCTCAAGCCTTGCAAGATCATCGGCTAGATCCAGACCGTGGCCGCTTCTTTCCAAAGGTTGCCGATCTGGTTTATCAAATCGGCCTGCAAAACAAAAAGCCGGACACTACGCCAGAGCTTGAGTGGTTCAAAGTGCTGAAAGCTGCAGGCAATGGCAGAAAGCCAGCTACAGACAACCAGGCTACGCTTGCAGCACTTCAAATGGTTGGCGGTTGCAATGCCGTGGGTTATGCCGAACAAGCCGACCTAGTGCGACTGAAGCGCTCATTTATGGACGCATACAAAGCCATTGAGCAGGCATCAGCCAATGACTTGCCGCCAGAGCTGGAAAACATCAGCGCTTTGATTGCACAAAAAACAGGAGTTCAGATCCGTGATTGATTCTACCCAGGCGGAACGCGCATTTGTCGGCGCATTGTTTTTGATGGCCGAAGATAAGCCAGTGTCAGAAATGTTCAGGCATGTAACTCAGATTGAACCGGCTGATATTCTTTGCCCGAAGTGCGCCAAGGTTTACCAGTACATCAAAAAATCAGTGATGGCTGAGCAGTCGTTTGACTGGGTTTCAGTGCATAACGAGATCGAGCAGTCCAGAGAATCCGGCGAGAAGATCGGCTTTACAGAACTTGGCGCGATCATCAAAGAGCAATCCGGCTATGCGGCCATAGAAAGCCACATAAAACTGATTAAGCAGTCGTCGCTGCAGCGCAAGTCTTTGCAGGTTTTAACTGCGCTTTATGACTCTATCCAATCATCTGACAACATCATTCAGTCTTTGGGTAATGCTGAATCTGCCATTGAATCACTGATGCAAAAGGCCCACGGAGAAAGCGCTGGTATGGTTCACATCGGGCAGCTTATGTCGGAGTGGGTAGCTCGCGCTGATGATGAATACCAAGGCAAGGAAACTGAAAAAGGAATTACATTCGGTTTTAACGGCGTTGATGAAATGCTTGGGGATGATTTGCTGAAACCGGGTTCTTTGGTCGTTATCGGTGCAAACCCAGGCAAGGGCAAGACGGCTGTAATGGTCACAAGCTCAATAGAAATGGCTGGCCAATACCCCGACCGCACTGTGCAGGTTTATAGTCTTGAAATGCCATCAGCGCAGATCACCGACAGAATGATGGGATCATCAGTCCAAAACAAAAAGCCGAAGCATTACCATGATGCTGACTGGGCAAAGATTGCATCTCAAATTGAAAGGCTCAACCGGACAAATCTTTATGTGTGTGATAACCCGGTGCTGACTGTTGAGCAAATCAAAATGAATGCGCGTGATGTTATCGCTCAGGGCGGAAGAATATCGGCCATTTTTGTTGACTACCTGACATTGATGAAACTGCCCAAGGCAGACAGGCACGACCTATCAGTCGGTGAAGTGACAAAGCAATGTAAGCGGCTGGCCAAAGAAATTGGCTGTGTTGTAGTGCTTCTGGCGCAGTTGTCGCGGTCAAACATGCAAAGAGCCAACAAGCGCCCGATTAACTCAGATCTGCGCGACTCAGGACAGATAGAGAATGACGCCGATTATATATTTTTTCCTTACTACGATTACTTATTTGATAAAGATTCTGACTGCGGGCCATACGCTGAAATGATTTGCAGTAAAAACCGCCACGGCAAAGCGGAAACAACATTTGCCAAAGTCGTTAACGGTGTTTGGATGGATTGCGACCAGATGGATGCACAACGAAAAATAACGGGGTGAGTTATGACTAACAAAAAAATAACTGAGGATTGCGCCAGGATATTAAACCTTCCGCTGTTTTCAGATGGTGACTTTGTGAATGGTTACGTGTGGAGTGAAGAAACCGCTTCAGAGTATGGATTTTTAAAGCAGCACAACGAAGGCAATCAGCCGCTGTACTTTGCGCCACTAACAAGAGTCGAGGACGCCATAAAAATCGCGTCTTACCTTCGCATGGAGCTGATATTCAATGACGATAGATCGGTGACAAAATGCAAAGGCATGACTAAAAGCTTTTTGTACAAAAGCCGGATAGTGCCAGCGTACAGAAACGATGCAATGTGCCGTGCCATTTGCGTTTTGGCTACCGATTTACTTGCAGCAGGATTAATCAAATGAGCGAATTCACCCCAACAAACGGCCAGCCGATACCGGGCTGCAGAATGCGGTTAATCCGAATTAAAACGGATAAATTCAAACAGTACGATGTTCTGGCGCGATTCGCTGCCAACATCAAAGGCGTGACAGCTTACAAAGAAATACGACCTCTGGAATGTACCAGCGGCGTTTATTGCAAAAAACCATAACAGGCGGATTTATGAACGACAAGCAACGGGCGGAATTTGAGAAGTGGGCTAGAGAAGAAGGGTTCGACACGGAAAGGCATAACGACATGAATCAGGAGATCATGGATTGGTACGCATGTGGCCAGACAGATATGGCGTGGAAAGTGTGGCAAGCTGCCATAGCATCAGTGACTGTTGAGTTGCCAACGCTGATTATTGATGAATACGACAATGGCGACACACTTGAATATGTTGAAATGAGCGAGCTAAAAGACGCCTTAAACGGTGCTGGCGTAAAATATAAATAAACAAAAAAGCAGGTGACTTATGAAAACCATAAAAATAACCCTAACACCAGAGCAGCACATCCAACTGGCCCGCGCTGCGGCCCTGGAAATTGATTTGCCGGATTATGATCAGTTGGCGAATGAGCTTCATTCTACCAAAACCACCTTAGAAGCGATTGCAGCGCTTTTAAATCCGAATGGCTACACTGGGTTGAGTTTGGTTGAGTTATTGCATCAGCGTCTGGCTGAGGCTGCTTGTGAGGGTTTTAACGCTGGCTTCCTGTCAATTGGCAACCTGACAAAGCAAAATAAGGACTATATCGACAAGAAAAAATCTGATTTTATAGAGCGGAAGTATAAAATTAAGATAAGAAAAAGCCTCTGAAAAGAGGCTATTCCAACATCAGCTTAACAAGCTTATTGTGGTCAATCTTCCCGGTCAACACGCCAAGCAAAACAACCTCAACAGGCACGTTTTCGCGGTAAGTTCCTGTCGCGCTGTAGTTACCCTGCTGCTGACTGGTCATCTTGAATGTGTCGCGTATTTCTTTCTTGGTCGCCTCAGTCATGCCGGATAACTCAAGCAACTGAGTGTAAGTAATCGGTTTAAGTCTCTGTAGTCGTGCCATGTCAATTCCTCTGTTTGGTTTTTCACAGTATACACACAAAAACTGATAAATAAAGCTTGTGTTTTCAGATTAGCTGGTTAGAATTGGTGAAGGTTTAACAGGTGAGGTGAAATTATGAATAACTTATTACTAACTTGCGTTTATGGTATCGCGGATAAAATTCACGTTGAACGTGAAGGTCATGAAGTGAACATAACTGTTATCAACGAGGAAAATCCTGATTCAGTTATTATCTTAGACAAGCAAAAAGCCGCTCAGCTGCGTGATTGGCTTAATGAGTTCTTAGGTGAATCAAAATGATTAACTGGGACGAAGATCCAGCGCCAGCAAACAAACTGCCAGCGGTGATAAAACAGGGCTTTTACTACGGCATTGACAACGACGAATACAGGGCATCTGAGCCGATCAGCAAATCGGATTTGGATTATTTCCAGACTAACCCGGCTCAATATATCTGGTCACGCAATGCGCCAGTTGATACTGAAAAGCTCGAAGCTATGGATAATGGCAGCGCATTACATTGCCTGATGCTAGAGCCGGACGAGTTTAAAAAGCGGTTTATTGTGCAACCGAAGTTCGGCCAGACCAATCAGGAAAAGGCCAACAAGAAAGCATGGCTTGAAGATGCTAAAAGCTCAGGCATGACGATTATAGAGGCTGAGTACGCACGTAAGCTGCCAATCATGCGCGAATCATTGCTGGCGCACCCGTTGGTGCGCGATGTGTTTGAGTCTGATTATCAAACTGAGGTCAGCGGGTTTTTTACTGACCCTGAAACAGGCTTGATGGTAAAATTCCGCCCCGACCTGATGGTAAAAAATGCGGCCGTGCTTTGTGACCTGAAGAAACTGGCTCAATTCGACCGCATGGATTATGTATTTGAAGATCACGGCTACCACGTTCAAAACGCGCTGTACGCCGATGGTTATCACGCAATTACTGGCGAATACCCTTTGTTCATATTTATCGCCGTCAGCGACACTGTGAACTGTGGCCGCTATGAAGTGGATGCAATCGATCTGAGGCAGGACGATGAAGATCACCGCAACAGAATCACAGTGGCCAAGGGTCGCGAGATTTACAAAGCAAGCCTGAGAAAATACGCCGCATTGCTGGAACAAAACAGCGCTGAGGCATGGAAAACAACCAGAACTTTAACAACTCGCCAATGGCGATAAGGTGAAATGAAAATGATGCAGTTAATCACAACTGAAACCAATACAGCTTCAATGCTGATGAATCCGGCTGCAATGCAGTGCATGTCCAGCTTTGCCACGCTGATGGCATCCGGCAAGGTGACAGTGCCAAAGCACCTGCAAGGCTCTCCGGCTGATTGCATGGCAATTGCTATGCAGGCGGCGCAGTGGGGCATGAACCCGTATGCAGTGGCGCAAAAAACGCACTTAGTTAACGGCATCCTTGGCTATGAGGCGCAGCTGGTTAATGCAGTTCTACAGGCGTCCGGCTCTATCGTTGGCCGTTTCCACTATGATTATCAAGGCGAAGGCGCAGCTTTGCAGTGTCGTGTCGGTGCAATTCCTGCTGGTGAGTCAGAGGTGGTCTGGAATGAATGGCTGAAATCGTCTGACATTACGACAAAAAACAGCCCTCTGTGGAAAACAAACCCGAAGCAGCAGATCGGCTATTTGCAAGTGAAAAACTGGGGCCGCATGTATGCACCTGGTGCAATACTTGGCGTTTACACCCCGGACGAATTGGAAGATATGCCACGCACAGAAGTCGAGCTAAACCCAGTACAGCAGGAAAAGCCAGTCACCAATGCAGCAGCCGCACTATCAGCAGCCAAAAAGACCAAACCAGCAGCACCGGTAAACTTTGATGAGCCGGAAGATCCACAATTACCACCGGAAGCGCTGAAGCTGCTTAGCCTATTGGAAGATTGTCAGGATATTGAGCAAGTCAACGCTTGGGCAGCAGATGCAGCCGCACAGTTCCCGCAAGGCTCTGCTGAGTTTGCGACTCTGGAAGCAGCTTACCAAGCCAAATATAACTATTTTTCACAAAACCAGTAAAAACAGCTTGCCATATTCCAGATAAGCTGTAATTATTAATCCGCGCCGGACGGTTTCCGGCTTTGATTCAGGTGTTTTATTATGGCAAAAGTAACGATAGAACTTAGTCCAAGCTCTGCAAAGCTTGAGTATGATCGAGGCATTGAGCTTGAGTTCACAGCTGACGTATCTGACGTTTTAAATTTCTTTGATGCAAAAGAGATTGTGGAAAACGTTGACTGCGATGACTTGCTTGAGGCTATTGGTGAAGATGCAGTGCGCGAGTGGCTTAGTCACGCAGAATAAAACCGAGCCAGCCGGACGCTGGCATTAAATTCAGGTGAAATTTATGACAGAAAAAACAGAAAGCACAGCACTGATCCCGGTGCAATTGCAGGTTAATGTTACCCCTGCAAAGATTGAAACCAATATCGAGCCTTTGCGATTGGCGTTGATTGAGAAAATCGACAACCAGAGCAAAACGGTTATCACTCTGGAAAATCTACAGGAAGGCAAAAACCTTGCTGCTGAGATTAACAAAACCAAAAAGCTGATATCTGATGAACGTAAGCGCGTTGCTGGTGAGGCTGGTTTAGAAGTTAAAGCCTTTGAAGAACAGATGAAGGCATTGGAGAAAATCTGTACTGAAGGCTATGACCTGCTGAAGCGTCAAACTGATGAATTCGACTTAGCCAAAAAAGCAGAACACCTGCAAATCATCAAAGACGCACTGGCCGCAGCATGGGAGGCGTCAGGCATAGAGCCTGAGTTCCGCCGCGCCACTGTGGACGATTTAGCCACGTTAACCGCTGTGACACCGAAAGGCAGCTTAACCAAGGCGACCAAGACCACCCTGGATAGCCGTGTTGCAGAAGATAAGTCTTTGCAAGACAAGATTACCATGCGCCTTGTGCTGCTGGAAAACCAGAGCCTGAAAGCCGGGTTAGTTGCGCCACTGGATCTGAATCACGTTGCAGCGTTTTTATTTGCGCCTGATGACGTTTATCAAAAGCGCCTTGATGCGATTATTGAGTCTGAGATTCAGCGCCAGCAGGCAGCGCAGGAGCGCGCCCGAAACGACCAGTTAGCTGAGCAGGCAAGAGCAGCGCAACAGGCACAGTTACAGGCTCAGGCGCAACAGCCAGCGCCTGAAGTAACGCAGCAGTTTTATGCTGAAGCGGCAGCGCAGTCCAACGTATCACAGCAAGCCGCAGCAGCAGCAGTGCAGCCGCAATCCTTAGGCGCACAACTGAACGTCAATCATCCGGCTTTTGGTGCCGAAGCCAAAGCACAGGATAAGTTTGCTCTTGTCATAAATGGCGAGCAAGGCAAACCAATGCAGTGCACTACATCAAGAGCTGAGTCAGAAGCCCTTGAGGCTTCGGTATTTGCTGAAGGTGTGCACGTTGAATTGTATAGCAAGTCAGGCGGGCTGATTGCTATTGCTAAAAACGGCTTTTTATTTCGCAAAGTGGAGATCTGATTATGTTCTTTAAAAATATTCGTCCTTACCAAATTACTGAAAGTATTGAGCTGTTGCCACAACTATTGGCCGCTTTTGGCTTTAGTTCGTGCACATCGCAGCAGGCAGAATCAACAGGCTTTTTCGGGCCATGGCATCCACACGATGAAGGCTATGAAGTTGATACTGGTCGCTTCCAGCTGTTAGCAGTTAAGACGCAAAGAAAGCTACTGCCTGCCGCTGCAATTGCAGAAGAGTTAGCTCCAAAAATACTCGACATGGAGCAGGAAAAAGGACGCCCACTTAGCCGAAAAGAAAAGCAGGTTCTGAAAGAAGAGTTGGTGCAAACGCTATTGCCACGCGCCATGGTTAAGTCAGAAATCACCCGCGCATTTTACGACAATGAAACAAAGCTGCTGCTTGTTGATACGTCCAGCGCCAGCCGTGCTGAAACTGTATTGGCTCTGCTTCGCAAGTCTCTCGGCTCGCTTCCAGCCCTGCCAGCCTTTGACAATCACCAGCTTAATCAGCAGCTTCATTTTTGGCTGCAAAGCAAGTCCTTACCTGATGGTTATGAGCTGGGCGATAGCGCAGAGCTGAAAGCCCCGGATGAAGAAGGCGCAAAGGTTCGCTTCGCTAACCACCTACTTACCAGTGACGAAGTGCAAAGCCACCTGCAAGATAAGTTGGTGACAAAGTTAAGCCTGCAAAAGCGTGATGCCTACTCGTTTACGGTTTGCGAAGATGGATCAATTAAGCAGGTTAAATTCAGCGATCAGCTTATTTTTCAGAATGACGATCAGGGCTGGGATGATGTTCTGGCACGGCTGGATTCTGACGCGATTTTAGGATGCACACAGATGGTTAATTTGGTGCTTGATATTAACAAAAACTTAGGTGACGAATAATGAACGAACGAAACGACATGAAATATCTGAACATTGCCAGCAACGACATTGTAGTTGGCCGCGCAACGGTTCCGGCGACATCGCGCATGGGTCGCGTTGGCTGGGCGCTGGTTGGTGGTGGATTTACTGAAAACGAGCGCGTAGCAATGCGCCATGCGGCAGAGATTAACCGTCTGATGGCTCTTTGCGAAACCAAGCCTTATAGCCCGGCTAATATTCCGGCTTTTGTGCAATGAGCCGCGCCGAAATTCTATCGCATCACATGGAGCTAATCGAAAAGCATCATGTGGCCACGCACAACGCATATTTGAATAAGCCTGGTGATCGTGATGAAGAAAACCAGCGCATGATTCAGGCGCGTGATGCAGTGATAGAGAGCGCAGAAACTCACGGCATAACCAGAGCTGAGCTGACCGCGCACAGCAAGCGAAACACGTTCACGGCAAAGTCAGTCGGTCACGCAATGGATCATCTGAAAACTATTTTCGGTTGATTAAAAATAATGCTTTCACATACAGATTATCTGTATGATACTAAGGTCAGTTAATAGCTGACCTTTTTTATAACAGTACAGGTGAATCTATGAATAATAATTTACAGAAGTACCAGGCCGCAGTTTTTGCCGATGCAGCCGAAGGCGAAAAGCTGGGCTATCTTTGCCAGTTAGTGCAGATTTACAACGTGCAGGCGATGAAGCACGGCAAATCAATAGCTTTCACCCTGAATGCTGGCGGCTGGATATTTAACCCGAATGGTTATGAATCACCGCTGTTCGACAGTAACAGCACTTTAGATCAATTAATCACAATCGTGGAGGGTCTTTTAAATGAACTTATTTAATCGCGACGAAAACGACTTGTTAAGCGCGCCAACAAAGCCGCTGATTGATTACGTCAGCACAAAGCCAGTGCAGCACCAGCAGAAGAAAAAAGCCGAATCTGGCTCAATCTGGATGCGTCTGTTGCTGATTGCAGTTGGATTTTGCCTGTTCACTTTAATGTTATGGAGCGCATCAAATGGTTGAATTTATATGCGGGCTGCCTGACACGCTGATTTTTGTGATCTGCGTGTTGGCGATGTTTTTAGTTTGCATCAGTTTCATCTGGTGGTTTGAGTCCAGAAATAGCAATCAGCAAATTGACGACCTAACAAAACAGCCTGAGCGCTGGAAGAAATTCAAACAGACAGGCGATGATTATCATTTTTTGAAGAAGGGTTAAGGCGATGAATAACGGCAGAGATTGCCCACATGGGCGACAAGTTGGCAAGTGTGACACCTGCGATTTAATCAAGACAGAGCTGGGGCTTGAAAAGGTGACATCTGAGCGTGATGCTTTGGCGGCTCAGGTTGGGGCGCAGCAGGTTTTATTGAAGTGCTGGCAATCATGGCTTGGTGCAAGCCGCGAATCCTGTGACGATAGCGGAGCAAATCTTTGGGATAAGATTGAAGAAGCTTGCAACGCTAAACCACAACACCACCTAGCCGCCCACGATGCGGAAGTGGCTGCAAAGGCTGTTGAGAATTGTTTAGATGTGAAGCGATTCAGATGGCTATGTGAAAATGTAGCCGATGAGGTTTGTCAGTCAGGTGAGCTTGTTGCGCTAAAGACAAAGTACAAACTACCACTGATGATTGCCTACGCTGACTTTTGTGGACCTATCAGATTTGCTGATGCTGTTGACCTGAAAATGCAAGAGCAAGCCGACCAGCTACGCGCTAAGGCGGGTGCATAATGCCTTGGCTAGAAATCGGCACAGGCATTTACTTGGTCGCAGTTTTTGCACTGTGGATTTTCATCAAAGGCTCAAAAGATGATGATCAAGAATAAGCAAACAGGCAAGACCGAAGAAGTGCAGTCTTACGGCTTCGGCTTTGTGAATGCAAAAGGTGAATTCATACATCGTAAAAATGCGGTGTTTTGTTTGGGTCAGGCAATGAGGAAGGTGAAAGATGGACAGAAATGCGTGGAGGACTCCGCCAGAAATATTTGCGGTGATGAATGAGGAATTTGATTTTCAGTTGGACGTTGCTGCCAGTCGTGAAAATGCGCTGTGCGAAAACTATATCGACCAGTCACTTGACGCGATTGGCGATTGCGACTGGTTGCCGGATCCAGAAAATGAAATTGGTGCAGGCTCTTATTGCTGGTGCAATCCGCCATACTCCGACATTGGGCCGTGGGTTAGTAAAGCGGCTGAACAGTCTATGTTGAATGGCGTTGGTGTTGTCATGCTGGTGATGGCTGACACCTCAGTCGGCTGGTATAAAAAAGCTATTGAAACCTGTCAGGAAGTGCGATTTATTACTGGTGGTCGACTGGCGTTTTTAGATCCAGAAACCGGCAAGCCAACAGGCGGCAACAATAAGGGCAGCTTGTTTTTAATCTGGCATCCGTTTGCCAAAGGAAAGTTGGTGGTGTCGCATGTTGACCGGGATCAGATGATGGCTAAAGGCGCTGAGATTATTAAGCGCGATTTGTTGATGTACGTGCCTTTTTGATGGTTAGCGCCCTGGTGGGCGCTTTGTTTGGCGAGGTAGATATCTTGCCTATGCGTCCGATGATGTTACAATCTAACGTTGAAGAATCGACCAGTTAGTATTTGATAGACCAGCCGGGCCCATGCGCCGTAGCCTTTTCTACTTTGATGTATGGAGCTTCCTGCTGCATAGTACCCTAAATTTACACTCCTGTCCGCATCACCATTTGGTGTAAAAGTATCTGCAAGCTTTAAATGACAAACATGTGGATAGGTCTTTGCTAAATCTTCACAAACTTGCCAATATGATTCTAGTGGCTCCCCACCAGCTGGCGTCAAATCAGATGTTTGGTTTGGAGTGGATAAGAGTAATACACTGTTTGTCGTCGCTTCAATCATTTTTATTAGATTAAGTCGATATTGTGCTGTGGTAGTACCTTGAGTTAATTGATTAGTCATATCGTTCTGACCAAAGGCTATGATTGTCAAGGCAGGGTTTCCGGCATGCAAACCTAATGCAAGCCTTGCCTGTCCGTTAGCGTCAGCTCCTGCGTTTAATGTTCCTATGCCGAGCGCGTCACTACTAGTCCAGCCCGGCCTTCCAAACCTAGATACGCAAACGCCAGATCCGTTGTGATATCTGACGCCTTGCCAGTAATTTTGGTTTGATGTGTCGTTTCTGGTTAGCCTCACTGTATGAGCAGCAGGGGACAGTCCGCTTATGTTGATAACTTTATTTGATGCAAACGGGGCAGATAAAGGCACAGATACCGCTGCACCAGCATCAACTTGATAATCAAAAGCACCTGTGTTTGGATTTGAGTTATTGTTATAAAATAGAATATCTATATTTGTTGATTCAGGAACAGAGAATTCCACATAAGACCCGTCTACTCCTGAGCGACCCACCATTCCTAGTGGGCCTGTTGTTGCACCTTGGGTTATCCCAGCCGATCTGGTAACCCTTGAGTCTGTCCCAGTAAAATAAGGCGTTATTGCTCCAGAATTTAACGCCGAAAATTCTTTGGCGAATATCCTCGCAAGTTGACCTACTGCAGACTCAGGCTCTCGTGTTACATTGTTTATAAGCGAGCTATCCGACTCAGTCATCGTGCCAAAAGTTAGGCTATCCCCCACCCAATTTATGAATGCTGTTGAATTTAGGGAGTCTGCATACACAGATAGCCATGCATCTAGCGCTGAAGAGTTCGTAACAAAAGCGCCGGTCATGGATGTATTTTTATTAATCGCAGAAACCATGTCAACAACAGGAGAAACCCCACATACTAAAGTCATAATATAATCATCCCGCATTGTGGCACGTAATTACATGGATACACGCCAGTGAAATATAATTGTGAAATTGGTTGTCGCATCACGCTGCGCACAACCGGTCGCATAACTGGCCTAAGCATTTAGCGAACCTCGTAGTTGACTGAGCCTGACACAACGCAGCGGATGTAAATCAGACGCGAGTCAACCACCTGAGCAGCGCCAGCTGCAACAGTGCCGAGCACAGCTGGATTATCCCAAGTAGGTCCGACTTTTGACTGAATAGTCAAAGTTCCGGTCGATGCTGAGCTGTTTGAAATTGTAACTGGTCGTTGTATAAAAAATTCTTCAGTGGTCGAAAAGTTCGACACTGTGCCGCCGTAGCTTGCCATGATGCGCCCTCGATTGTTTAATAAGCACAGTATGAATTATGAGCTGGGAAAATGCCAGCAGCAAAAAGTGGCTAATTGCCCCTTAGTTTTTCGTATGCAGTCTGACAGCCTAAGCCAGCTATTCTTGAACGGTCAGCGATTTCTGCCAACTCTCCCGCTCTACGGTCAGCGCGTCTAAGCACGCCGGCAAGCACAGTAATGTTTGTGGCGGCTGCTGCGCGTTCTGCGGTAGTGGCGGCGGGGTTATTGCAGGCACTTGATCTGCGCACACTATTGCTGATGGACTCTGACAAGCTACCAGCTGCAAGCTCAGCATTACTGCGGCTAACTTCCAGATCTGCAAATTGCTGTTTAAGGTCATTGTTTAATTTCTCCAGTTCGGTTGCCCGGTCATTGTGTTTTTTGACTTCTGCGGCTATTAGCTCAGATTGAGCCTTTGAAGCTTCAGCTTCTGCATTAGCCCACTTCGCTTGCCATTTGTTATCTGACCACTTATAACCGCCAACAAAGCCAGCTGTGGCAATAAAAGCCAGTACAGCGACGTAAATAAGGTACTTGTATTTACTCATCATCTTTAATATTTCCTTTGTGCAAGCTATCGACGCCCTTCCAGATAGCCGCTATTAGGGCCGCTGCAATAGCACCGAACGCCATTGCAGCTTGAGCAGGATCTAACAGCTTTAGCTCATCAACTATCTTCCACAGTAACGCTTGTGAGCTGCAAATCAGTAACACCTGGGCGATACGCATCTGCCGAAGCGTCACGTGAATTGGCTGGCTGAATATAAAGCCAAACATTGCTTTAAAGATTTCCATCTTTCCACGCCTGCCAATCGTTCAAATACTTTTCAGGTGTTGCCTTGCCACCGCCAACCCACTGACCATTTTCAAGCCTGCCGCCATTCCATTTGCGCTTGCACCAATTAGCCATATCCTGTGGCGTAGTCGGTATCGGATCAGGGTCAAGCATGACGATATGCCGCGCAACAAATAAAGCATAAACTGGATCTTCAATCTTTGACCAGTCGCGCTTTATTCCTGCTTTAGCTGCATTCTTGTGAATCGATCGACTCCTGTCCCACACATCCTCATGAGTCGGCTTTTCAATCTGCCACCAGCTATGAGCAGGGCCTCCGCCAATCTGCCTCACGAATTTGCAGCCCAGTGACTCGTGAGCCACCAGCATTGCTGATAGCTCCACAAAGCGATCAGAGTGCAACCCCCAGGTTAATAGGTGCTCGGTGCAGAAGTGTTTGAAGTCTTGGTATTTCATTAGCCCGACCTGTACTCGCCAGTAAACCTGATAACTGAGCCAGCAGCAAATGTGCCGGGCGTTGTGGCGCTTAAAAACTGCTGCACAGCTGACGCATCGACATAACGCATTGTCAGATAGTTATCGCCAGGCACAATGCGGCAGCTAAATAAAGCCGAAGCAGCCCCAGCAGTTGCAATGCCAGATCCAAAAACCTGAACAGGATCAAATACACTTGCCGCAATTGGCAGTTGCACTCGCAGTTCTCCCGTGCCCATATTTGTTGTTGACCCGACATCTAGCGCAAACTGCAACGATACTATTGATCCACGACGAGAATACACAATTACTGCAGTGCCATCACCAAGCGAGAAACCACCGACCGCTGCCGTAATTGTTGGAATCGCACCCACCTCGCCACGAGTTATATCATTGCCACTACCGAAATCCGTAATTGCATTTGATGGAGCCTGTCCCCTGACTATGCTGTTAGTCGCATACACATCAATCGGTGCGGCATAAATACCATCAAGCAAGTGTTGACTTCCTCTCACTTCAACATTGCCTCCGGCTGCACCAATGCGGCAGGCGGGTATGATAACCTTGCTTGATGCCGCGTCGTAGATTAGTCCGTTACTGTAAAAGTTTGCAGCAAAGAAATCGTTACAGCCGCCAAAATCAAACAGCGTGCAGCCGCGAGATTCTGGGTTTATGAACTTGCGAGGTACTGCGTAAGGATCTGTACCATTAACCTTAATTGCAGCGCCAGTGCCGATCGGTACTCTTGTGTAATAACTGCCACCCGCACTGGAAAACCCAGAACCTCCATTGGCTTCAAACGTGACGCACTCCTTTGCAAACTCCATTTCTACGCCGATAAATTCTTGACCTGAAAAACCTCCAGCAATGTTTATCCCGCTTGCGTTTGGCTGCAAGCCATCGTCAACAATTTGAAATCCGATCAGCTTGACGCCAGCACCGCACTGTATTGATGCACCATTGACGGATGAAACAAGCCTGCTAGTGCGTGAACCAATAATCATTGCGTTGTTTGGTATGGTCAGCAGGCTTGCAATTGAGTAATCAGTTGACTGCCTCAACCACACAGGTTTTCCGGTTGCCAGTGCTTCGACTAACCCACCTTCTCGTTCTGGAGTAGTGAAGTTATCAATGTTTTTAACTATATCGCCAGCCTCAGCCCCGCCCACTAGTGCGGTGCTATTGGCGGCGGCCAGCGCCGTTGCAAAAGTCGCATCATTCCGATTAGTCCACACTGTAACGCCTTCGCCTCCAGTTCCTGCAACTGTGCTGCTTGGTGGAACGACTTTAGGTAGTGCACCACCCCAACTAAAATAAGCCGATGGAGCAGTGGTGCGCTGCAATACTTGGTTGCGCTCAGTAATCGTGCCACCAGTTTCAAAGCTGCCCGCTACCGGATAAAATCCAGCCGCTGCAACTGCAGCTTCAGATCTGCGCTGAATTTCTGCAATAGTTAGCTTTGATTTCCCAAGGCGGTCATTTACGCTTTCAGCGTTACTGGTGACAACCCCGTCAAGCGTTGCAAGGTTGAGATCTGCATTTAGTAAATCTGATGGTGATGCCATTGATGGCTCCGTAATATTAATTTAATCTGATTTTAGCTTTATTCTGCCGGGTATGCACGTTCGTCATAGTTTACCAACTCAACGTCAACGATTCCGGCCTGATTTGGCTTGCCGCGCTTCGTGATAATGTAGTCGTGCGCCTCTGAGTCGGTGGCGATCATGTAAATACTACCCATTTGAATATCAAAGCCATCAGCAGTGTAAGCGGTTAACCCTGCCGCCTCAAATCCGAACGGGTTTCCGTCTGATCTGGCTGTGCAAATCACTGTATTCGACGTGCTGCCATCATCGTTGCTGATGTATACATAGTAAGTCTGGCCAGCTTCAGGCTCAAACTTTTCTGATGTAGTGAACACGTTGCCGGATTGCGCCCGTATTTCTCCGGTGAATATCTTGCTGTCAGCGATATAGCCCCAGCCCACACGCTCGCCAATTCCAAGCGCTAGTGCGTCCATGTGTGTGCGCTCAGCCACTTTAATGCGCTGATACCTGATGCGTCCTATTTCACGCTGAGCGCGGTTTTCGGCTTGATACTGATTGCGACAGCCTGCTAGCTCCATTTTTTGCACCCGGACACCCAAACCGTTTTCAATGGCTCCGGTCGTCGGATTGATTCGTTTGCGAATGAAAGCCGTGGTGTTTAATTCAGGATCCACATAGCGGACTTCTACGCTGTCAAAGTCTAAACCGCGCTGAAACTTGCCTGATATTTTACTGGATGATGGAGCCACGTTGCGGCGATTAAATAAAGCCACGCGAGCTGATTTTAATTCGTCACGCACAAAGCGCCAGTTTCCGCTTGCTATCTCGTAAGCGGACACGCGAGCCACGTTGCAAATAGTCTGCACAAATTGCTTTGCCCCTACGTCAGAATCATCAAAGCTAAAGTCAAAATATCCAAGGCGCGGATCGGCTAATGCTGTTTCAATAGCAAATAATGTTTCATAGTCGATATTATCGACCGGCACGCCACAGCGATTTACCAGCACATCCATGACGGCTTGAGCAAAGCTTCTTGTAGTGGCATAAGCGCCAAATGTGCCAGTGATCGGGTTGAACATTTGCAGCTCACGCTGCCACAGAAGGTTTATTTTTTGCGATGCGCCGCGAGGCTGCATGGGGCTGCTACTGCGGTTTGTCCTGATGATTGTCATGTCAGGGAAAGTTGTTGTGTATGGCGTCACTGACTCGATACGTTCAAGCACCAGTCGATCTGCTGCGTTATCGCCAAGGCTTGGTGTTATCCTTTCTGCTTTGGCCTTATATCGCCCTGGAGTTAATCCGCTAAACTCTTTGGTTACTCCTAAATATTCCTGAGTGTTATTCACAAAAGAGCCTTGCGATGACTGTGGCGCGCCGATATCAGCACCAGCGCTATCAATCTGCTGAACAGTCATCACGAAAGTCACTGTGACATTATTTCCTGTGCCATCACGAAGCCCTGACGGCATGGCAACCTGAAATCTTACCGCAGTTATTGCGTCACCATCTAAAGTAAATTCAACATCAGTTGAGCTGACGGATTCATTGACTAAAAGACCGCTTACAGTGCCAAAGTCGTCACCAGATGGAAATAGTGTCCCAGTTGAAAATGTAATACTGTTTGCATCGAATGATCCGACTTGTCGCAGGCCCGAGTAGCTGCTTGGTACACCGTCAATTTCAAATGCAAGATCAAGCTGTATATTGTCGCCAACGTTAACATCTAGCGCCTCAATAGCATCCGCGCCACAGAATAAAGTGTTAACATCAACAAATGTTCGACCAAATATGCTGTACTCGACAGCGTTAACATCTGGCGCAACTAAAGGAAAATCAACGCTTCCCTCTGCTGACCTTACATCGACCAATCCAGTCGGCGTTACTCCAGGGCCAAACAACTCATAGTCTGATCGCGGCAAGTCATCGAACAGGGTAGAGCCATCTTTTACTTGGCTGACTACGCCGCGGCCAAGGGATATGCCGAAAATCTCGGTGAATTGACGCTGATTGTTTTGATAAACGTAATATGAGCGCTGAATGAAGTCAGGAAAGCAAACCACCTCTCCATAAACATTAGGCACTGCCTGATTAGGCCTATATGAGTTTGTTGCTGCGTTTAGCTGGTTGTTTGGGCTGGTTTTGCTGCTGCCTGCGTCATTGGGTATCTGAGGCTTTGGTAAAAGAACTACTGATGCAACAATAGCTATTGCAACACCTATTAAGGCTTGGGCCAATGTAATCTGGCCAGCCCTTGACACCACATCAACCTGATCATGCTTGCTGACAACAACATTGACTCTTTCGTTTAGGTTGTCGTGCTGGCCACTGTCTGCAATCACCTTGCCGTTGAGCGATACAACCGCGCCACTTTCGCCCATAGATTTAAACGGACTCTCAGCCAGCCAGTGCAGCAAGTTAACGTCATGATCAACATTAAAGACTTCTGGCGCTTGCTTGAGTGGGTTTTTATGGACTCTGATAATCGCCATTACTGCCCCTTGTAGCGATAGTATTTGATGCTGCAGCCCATCTGTGAGTAATAGCGCTTCAGTACATCAATGGGCCATGTGCAAACTGATTGCGGATTATCTTCTGAGCCAACAGCGTGATAAGCGCGGCCGGCCAGAATGCGGCCAATGTGGATCATGTTGCCGTCTTGGTCGTAACAGGCAAATATTGCGCCCGGTAAAGCGTTTGGCAATTCTTCGTAGTCAGGCAGCGAGCCTTCTAACGACTCACTGAACTGGCACTGTTCGCGATTCATCGGCGTTGGCAATTCAATGCCGTCAATGCAGCGGTAGCTGTGAACTACTGCGCCCCAGCAGTCTAACCCGCCATTGACTGGATCGTCAGAGCCTTTTAGCCATGGCAAGCCGACCATTCTGTTCACATATTCGTTGTCGCGTTCTTTTATCATAGTAATCCGCCCAAGCCTTTGAAAATGTCCGGCGTGTAAATCACGCTTATGTCACGCGCTGCAAAGTTGATCTGCCCACACTGAAAGCCAAGGTTTATCATATCCAGCGCCCACGCATCACCCTCAAAATATAACACATTAACTGGCGCAATTATTCCAGACAAATGCTGCCGCCAAACAACCTCAAGTTTAGGCGGCCAGCTATTCATCACCGCATCAATGTACGGCTTAGCCTCAAAGCCAATCGCGCCAAGCTGAACATCTAAAGACGTTTCGCCATCCTCTCCAATTTCTGGCTCTGGCGCTTCAAGGTTCATCGGATCAAATTCAACAACTGCACCGGCATTGCGGGGCGCTCCGGCTTCAAGCTGAAACGACTTAGGTAGCTGCTGTCCAGCAACAAAACGGCGCAACCCAGAAACAGGGTGATAAACTTCCAGCGTTGTATATAAAATCTGATTGGCTGGTTTCTGTGTGAAAAACTCCGGCAATGTATCAGCCATTATGCCTCCGGCGCGCTTTCAGTTATGCCTTGATCCAACAGTGCCATGCCCGTAAAGGGGTTGCCATCTGGCGCACGCTCTGCAAACCACTGTAGCATGCCGTAGTTATCAGTAAATGAGTTGTCATTATCACGGACAAACACCCTGGCTGAATAAACATAAACCTTACCCTGTTGTGAGGTAAGCTGAGGAATTCCGCCCTGAGTGAATCGGCACTCTTTGGTAACTTCTTCACCGTCGATCAGCATCGACATATTAAAAGGCTTTGTGCCTAGTTGAGTGGCTGCACGAAACCAAGCCATAAGATAAACAGCTTGCCCGTCAGTCAGCGCCCACTGCAAGTTATACTCAGCAAAAATATCATCAGTTATCTTTCTGACATAAAAACCGCCGCTTGCTGCTTCGGACTCAATAAATGCCGCCGCCTGCGTGCTGGTGTAGGCACTGGCTAATGCCTTCGGCAATCCTGATGGGAAATCTATATCGGCCATTTATGAAGTCCTGTTAACTGCGTTAGTGGTTCCGGTCACGGCTTTATGCGTAGCGCCTCGCTTGTTCATGTCGCCCACGACAACATCCAGCACCCACCTCTTGTCCTGCTCGCTGAAGCGCTGACTCTGCACTGATGCCTGACCGCCACTGTAATTCGTGATATTAATTATAGGCGCATTGCCACCGCCGCCGCTAACCTGCATATCTTTTGCGCTGACTACATTGCCACCGCCAGAGCCGGGCAACAAGTAAGACCTGCCGCCCTGCATAAGCAATTCTGGATCTCCGCCCTCTGATACCGGGTAAATCCTGCCAGCACTTACGGGGCCGCCGTTTTTACGGCCTGGGCCTGAATATTGAGCGCCCTGTATTTGCGCGACCTGAGCGCCAGCAAGTGCAGCCATAGAAGCCGCTAAACCTATGTTAAGTGGGTACGGTATAGCAGGGTTGGCTAGTACGTTTAAAACCGCCAGAGTAGCACTAATTGCAGCCTGAGCTGACGCAAGGGCTTTCCATGTGCTGAACTGGTCTTTGCCTCCCTGCTCTGCCAAGCTTGCTAAGTTACCAAAAAAGTCAGCAGTTGCAGAAAGCGTACTCATGTTTGTGGCGCTTCGATTGCTGGCGTCCTGATCGCGTATTGCTTTAATTCTTGTGGCGTAAGCCTGTTCTGCATCAAGTTGAGCCTGAAGTGCTGCCTCTTTATCTGCGTATTCTTGCTGGGCATAACTCTTAATTACAGCCAATCTTTCAGATAATTCACGCTCTGCTTTTTGTGCTGGCGATTCCAGATCTGATGTAATACCGCTTTGAACCTGCTGAAATTCAGTTGTTACCGTGTTTCTTTGCTGCTGTTCAGCGCCAAGCTCGCTAAGCAGATCTTTTTCTGCTTGCTTCATTAGCGCGTTAAGTGATTTTTGTCTTTGCTCTGCTTCAAATTGCTTTTTGATAAGCTCGTCTATTGCTGGCGGTAATTGTTCAGCATTCGTTAGCCCTAAAAGGAACGCTGCAGACAATCTGACTGCAGCAAGCTCGCCTTGCTCTGTTTTCACGTTGGCAATGGTTAGCTGCTGAATTAGCTGCTGTTCTTTGCTAACCGAATTTTCTATCTCTGTTGTTACCCCCTCAAAACCCTCCTTTCCTGTCACGGACTCGGCAATGACTTTCGATTGAAGCAGCCCAAGATCTCTAATTCTTTGCTGCTGCTGCCTTATCTCTCCGTTAATATCGGCATACTGCTGCTTGTATAAAGCTAAAGATCTTGCGTCATCAGTTGAATTGATTAACTGTCTAAATGACTCAGCTCTTTTAACAAGAATATCTATCTCATCCTGAACACCTTGAATTTGTCCGGTTATTTTTCCAGTTTCAACCTGAGCCAATGAGGCCCGGCTTGCATCATCAGTTTCTTCAAACTTCTTCTTGATTATGTCCAACTGAGCAACTAAATCATCAGGAAGCTTTTCTGCTGCTGTTCCGGCGTTCTTCATTGCAGCAACAAGCGTTCCGCCTATCGCTGCGGCTATGGCTATAACAGCACCGAATACAGCACCGCCAGGGCCGAATGCCGATGCTATCTGCGAGCCTTGCTGTCCAAGTATTGTAAATGCACTTGCGCCCATTTGAGCCTGAACCGCAATGTCCTGCAATTGAAAACCAAGATTGCCAGCAACGCCTCGCAAATTACCCATAGAGCTAGAAGCCTGATTGACAGCAGAAGCTGTCTTTGTCATCTGCGTATTCATCACCTGGGCAGACTTGCCAGCAGCAACAAATGAGCTTTCAGTTTTTGCAAGTGAATTACTGACCTGCTTTTCCGCCGCAACCAACTGCGCAGTCTGCATTTCAGCAGTCCAGACAATGCCGCCTACATTCTCAGCCATTATTTTCTCCGCTTATCAGTAACAACGGCATGGCCTTCAGCC